AGAAAAATGATTCATAGATTTTTAGAATAATCAATCTAATTTTTTTTCATCATTCATGATTCATTCAGAAAAATGATTCATAGATTTTTAGAATAATCAATCTAATTTTTTTCATCATTCATGATTCATTCAGAATTAAATCTGAATGAATGATGAATTCTGCGTTCAGGATTCATTCAGATTCAATTCTGAATGAATCATGAATGTGTCCGTCGAGTCTCATTTCAGTATGTACGTATCAGTCAATTAACCAGTCAGTCGATTAACTAATTAACCGTCAGTCGTGGGCGTCAGTCGTGGGAGCGTTAGTCGTCAGCCGCGTCGTCGTGAGTCATAGTAATTCTAGTTTGTGTATACGTCGTAATTAACCGACTAAAACTATTTATTTTTAGTACTACTTTTTGCAGATTAACCGTCAGTTTCAGTTATAACTGACGAAAAAAATCCCGATTATTTCCAGTCGGGATTTTTGTGAGTTAATTAAGGTGTCAAATGAAGTCCGAATCGTTCGTAATCTTCTTTTTCAGATTCAGTCATTTCTTCGTTGGAATAGTCTTTGTTCGTAGCTTCCATGAGTTCGTCAAATCTCTCATAAAATTCAGCTTCAATTTCGTCAAAAATTTCGTCAATATTTGTGTTTGGGAAATGGAATTGGAGTCTTGACTTGAAGAAATTTTCCAAGTCCGTTTCATCATGGAACGGATAATAGAATTTATGAGATAAGTATGCGCGCTGATTGAGGATGAGTGTTTTCATCATTTCGTCGAGTTTCATTTTTTAGTCCTCTCAAAAAATAGATAAATGAATTTTTATCTAAAATCATTATATCACTAAAATCAGAAAATATCAACGAAAAAGGATAAATTGTTTATGAATCGTTTATTTTCAGTTTCAGTATTTTTCAGTCGTGGGATTTTCAGTTTCAGTTTCAGTTTCAGTTTCAGTTTCAGTTTCAGTTTCAGTTTCAGTTCCAGTTCCAGTTACAGTTTCAGTTATAACTAAACGAGACGAGACGAGACGAGACGAGACGAGACGAGACGAGACGATGTATACGTCAGTATGAGTTTCAGTGAATTAACCAAACAGAAACTATGTATACGTCAGTATGACTTTCAGTGAATTAACCAATTGATTAACCAATTGATTAACCAATCAATTAACGAAAACTGAAACACAGAAATAAACCAGTGATGTAAGCGCCTGAGTTGCAATTACGAGTTTCAGGATTTTGCTCATAAATTAAATCCGTAGAGTCCGAGTGATTTTGCGATTTGGTACTCGTCTGTACTATATGTGGTTTCGTTCATATTGTCAAAAATTTCAGTAACTTCCTCGATAGTGAGAGTTTTTTGAAATTTTTGTTCCACAAGTTTCGTTATGAGTTGGAAAACTTTTGTGTTTGTCCCATCTTCGTTGTTGTCCATTTCGTCGTAAAACTTATGGTAAGTATGGAAGATGTAGTAAGGTAGAATTTTGTTCATTGTTTGTCCTTGAGAAGTTTCAGTCGGTCAATGAAGTCCTGCAAGTCGCGAAGCATGGTGTCGATGTCCATAGTTTGTTCCTCGTCGAGTTCCAAATTGTTGGTCGTCTCCAATTCACGAAGCCCAGTTTCAATGGAGTACATGTCTTGTGAGAATTGGTTCAGTATTTCGTTGGTGTCCATGATTAGTCCAATTAAGAAAGTGTGTCGTTTTCGAGATAAGTAATCAGAATCAGGTCGTCAGATTCTTTGTTTTTCTCGAAAGTTGCGATGATTGTTTCGCATCCCATCATATCAGTTGTGATATGATAGGTGTTTGGTTGGCCGGCGTCAATGATTGAGAATATCTCGTCAAAAGTTCCAGAGATAGTTCCATCAGTGTTAGTGATGAAATTTTGTTTCAATCGTGAGAGTGTGTAGATTTTATTCATTAGTATATTCCAAAGTTTGAAGAATTTGTTTTTCAAAGTCGTCAGTGAAACTTTTCAATTGATAGTACACCCTGTCTGGTATTTGACTATCATCTTCAGTAGCGTTGATGAAATTCTGCAATGCAATTCGTAGGGCTTCGAGTTCTTGTTTGGTTTGAGTATCCATGATTAGTTCCTTATGAGCTAAGTTTGTGTATTAGTTGATTTGTGATTCTGTGTCTTTCACTTAAGTTGTATTCTTCGTATTCCTTGAGTGAAAGTCTGTCAAGTCTGGAATCTTCGTCCTTTAGTAATTCCAGAAGTAAGTTTGTTTCTTTTTCCGAGAATTTCATCAGAGTTACATCCAGTTGGTTCGTTCTTGATAATCGTCAATATCTTCAATAGTGACGTCCGGGTACTTTTCTTGCATTGTCTTGATTGCTTGGTCTTGAAGTTCCATTTCCCGTTTCCCAAATTCGCAAGTCAATCCAGCGAGTTTGATAAATTCTTTAGTGAAGAATTCATAGGCTTCTTTAATCATTTTTTGGTCTTTCATTTTTAGTTCCCTATAAAATAGATAAATGAATTTTTATCTAAAATCATTATATCATAAAAATAACGAAAATCAACGAAAAATAAAATTTGTTTATGACCCATTCAGAAAAAAATTCTTGACAATTTATTTTTTTTCATCTATAATATGAATATCTAAAAAATCAATTTTAGATAATTTTAGGAGTTAAAATGAATAGTAATGAACATACCAATAATGACTTATTTATTAAGCGTGAGTTGGTCAAAATACACAAACGAAATAAAGAAACACTTGAGTTTATGACTGATGTTTATATGAGTCAGTTTGATATTTCTGAGCACAATGCAAGACGGATGCAAATTATACTCAAACAACAAGTGTTGATTGAAGAGTATATTTCTGGTGCAATTCGATACTAACAAATTCAGACTATAGAGTTTAGAAACTAGACTCTATACTCGGAAATTGTTCCGAACTCAACCAATACGGAGATAACATGAGCGACATCGACAAAGCTGTAAACGAAGAAATCATCAAGCGACTGAAAATCAAATTATGCGATGTAAATCGCGACCTACGGAACTTCCGCGGGGACATGGAAACAAGTGAAGTTTTCCGTGAGTTGATTGGGAAGCGCCTTGAGCTGAAAACGAAAATTGCTTCACTGAAGTGAGTTGGAAGCTGGGCACTCATTGAGTGCCCAGACTCGAGGTCACTCGGCTGATGTACGTATATGTCAGTTAACCAATTAACCAAGGAAAGTTATGATAAACGAAGTCATTAGCATAAACAAAAAAGCGCTTGAATCCCACTTGGCTCAACTTGAAAAAATGAACTCAGAACTTGTGAGTCTAGTAAAGCTTAGGGACGAGACTCTTGATAAGATTGAGCATATCCAAATCTCTCGCGATATAATTAACCACGAAACCTCATTGCTTCGTGAAACCCTCAACATACTGGAAAACCTATGAAACAATTAACCAAAGATATTATTGCAATCTTTGTGATAAGCGTGGTTATGTTGGTTATGGTTGTGTGTTTGTTTACACCTCAACCATAATTCATTCACGTACGTAATCCTATCAAGAGGATGATTCCCATCAATTCCCACGCGTGAACGTACGTGAAGACTTTTTAGTCAATTAACTGTTAAAATCCGAAGCGCGGGTGTTTCGGGTCTTTATACGAGCCATTTTCGTCGACCTCATCAGAGAATCCACGAACTTCGGCTCGTTGTTTTTTGCAGTCGTGACATTTCTTGCATAGTGACTGGAAATTAGTCGGGTCAAGGAATAGTTTGTTATCACCTTTGTGTGGTATAATGTGGTCTACCACTTCAGCCTTCACCCGTAACTTCAAATCAACCCAACAAAACTTACAATAAGGGTGGTATAGCAAGTGCTTCTTACGAAGCGCGCGCCACTTGTAGTACTCTTTTGTCTTGATTTTGCTAATTGAGCGCATAATTTATCCTATCGTGGTAATATGGTAATATGGGTAATTTTATCCATATTCCCACTAAGTTATTGATTTATAAGGAAAAGTTCACAGTAATATGGGTAATATGGGAATTCGATATTCTTTTATAAAAAAAGAAAATATCATAGTAATATAATAATTTAACATAATCTTAACAATGTTATAATATAACAATAAAAAACCGTTAAGTTATAGCTATAAATCTTTTTCATATATTTAATTATAAAAAAATGATATTACCCATATTACCCTTCTATTTTTATCTTATATTTCAATAACTTAGTGGTAATATGGTATGGTAATATGCGCTTCCCACGTCATATTACCATATTACCCACGCTAAAAGTTCGAGTCACCCACGCCCAAAGCGCCAAGAACAAGGACAATGAACTCGCGCCCATTTTTAAGAAGTTCCTCGTTGGACAACTCTTCGTTGTAAATAACATGGTGAATTTTGACACCTTTTACTGAGATGGCTTTTTGCTTGATATAAACAGGATGTCGAGTTTCCTCACGCCTCACTTGCTTAACATCCTTAAAGCCAAATGACGCATAAATGTCATTAGCTTCTCGTGAAGTCAACGCCATGCCTTTACCGAAGTCACTAATCGCATCCATTACTGTGTCAAGCGCTATGGTTGCATTTGACTTAGAAGCAAACACACTATCCTCAAAGCCCAAGAAGCGAGGCGCCTTGCTCCTGGCGCTATACCCACTGATATCACGCTTGTAATACCAGTCTAAAATAAACTCGTACCCACCGTCCAAGCACCATGCTACTAACTCTTTACCTAAACGTTCCATCAGCGCTTGGTCTTTTTGTTGGATGTTAAAGATAACATCACGCCTAGACTCATCGTCAACAAGTGTTGCAGTAGCTTTGTTGGTGGTTAGTATGAAGTTCAGGAAGTTGGCTTGTTGGAAAGAGTCCTTGAACTTTGACTCAATTGTTAAGAACCTACTAGTAACCAAGTCCTTAACCATGTCTGTGTTAGACTCACGCTTCGAACTAACCTCGTCAGCTACCACCAATGTCTTACCTGTGAGAACTGAACCATTAAACCTATCAAAAATCTTTTCGCCGGAAGTTACAAACGAGGGCGCTGGTCTATGGTCACTTTCGTTTGAAAGTTCAGTGCCCATCATTTCAGCAATTGTACTAGCTAATAAACTTTTACCTGTACCCTCAGTCTTGCCTGCGAGTGTGATAATTGTGTAGTTCTTTTCCCAAGGTTTTTGTACAATCTGCGCTACCCAATCGTGAAAGAACTCAACAGCGCCGGGTATATCAATTAAAACTTGGTTCACAAAGTTAAGCCATACAGAAACATCGCCTTCTACTGGGTTTCTACGCCAACCAGCAAAGACATTAAACATCCCGTCGCCCACATGTCCAAAGCTCTGGGTTGGGTCCATGAAGAACTTACGAATTTGTACTCGTTCGGGGCGGAAGAAAAGTTGCACAATTGGGTTGAGGCGCTGAGTGCGAGGCCCATTGGCGCCTTCAACTTCCACCTCAAATGTCCTGTGGTCGCCCCACTCATGGATTGCCCGCGCCCTTTGTAGTACTTCACCAGTCATTAAGTCTACAACATCACCTTTGTAAGTCCCGTACTTGAGCATGATGTCAGCCATAATGGCTTCTTGCTCATCATTACCAAAATTTTCCCGCGCTTGGCGCATGCGTGAGTTAATATCTACGACATTATCTAGTTCCATTACCCCACTCCCTTTATCGCTTTTTCTTCGGCCCAATACATTAAATCCCGTATACCCTTATGCTGGCACTTACTGTGCCAGCAATAGAACCCACCTTTGAAGCCGTTGTTCTCACTTGGTCTAAAGTACTTGCTACCAGAATCGTCTGGACCATCGCCCTTAGTGCCATGATTAAAGAGCCACGGACAAGTAATCTCGAGCACTTCATCACCGCTATCGTGCTTAATCATACCATGGTACGCTAAAAACTCTTCCATTAACTTGTATGCCATTGGTGTAGTGTCTGAGGTATACTTATTTCCAAACACCTTCTTAACCACCGGCCTGAACGGGTCAGGTAAACCGAACGCTTGGGCAAGCCCAGTCAAGCTGAATCGTGCGCCTGTGAAAGCAGAGCCGTAAACCTCTGGTGCGGCTCGTCCACCCTCACGATACTTGGGCTTGGAATTAACACCCATAGGTAAGCGTCCAACTCGGCTAACGCCTTTCATACCTGGGTCCTTAGAGTCACTTGTCAGTCCACTTGCGACCAGGTCGTCAATGAAGCGCTCAGCAATGGCTCGGTCACGCACCATTTCATCAAGCAAGTACCAGTACTGCCAACATGACGGACTCGTACAAACTTTCCAAGACGGCTCGAGCTTAATTTTAGACGCCGGAATCTTCGCGCCAGGACCCATGAACCCGTCCATGTCGCCTACGTCATCGACCATGATAGCCACCATACCGACAAAGTTATCTTTTGCTCGGCGCATGAAGTTACCGTAACTGGGTGCTCGCATCATCTTGACACCAGCATCTTTGTTAAACTTATCAGCCCAAGGCCCAAAGAGCGAGATGCCAACATAAATGTCATTGTCATCGTTCAATTCTGCCATCGGCGCTTCGTCGGAATCACCGAACCCTATGGGTAGTCGAGGACGCAAAGCGCTAGGCACCCAGCACTTGGCTGCCCATGATTGCTGTAACGGATTGAGCGCTATAACTGGTAAGCCCCACCCAAGAATTATGTCTCGGCCCAAAGCGCTAAGAACTTCTTCTGCGTGCTCAATGCTCATAAGGGCCCTCGTAATCGAGTAACCACTTTTCAAAATCGGAGTCAAACGGTACAACGCCGAGTAAGAGGATTTTGCAATCACCCATGGTCATGTCAGGTAACTTGCCAGCGTTATACCAACCGAAAACATCGTTAGCAATCTTATCAACCATCTCGAAGTGACGCTCGTAAACATGCAAACTCCCGACATTAACGTGCAACGCCCTAAGCTCTAAGCCCAGGGCGCCAGCAACAACTTTCCCAATGAACATAAACGCTGGAACATCATTTGACAACCCAAACACAACATCTTGTGACCGCATGGTCGCAATCACGCTGAGTTGATGTCTGTCTGAGTTGCCGAGTTGACGCACCAAGAATTGCAGGGATACCGTGCAGGGTGTGTCAATACCTGAGAAATGAAGTGAGTGCTGACCGAGTATCATTGCCACAGCCCGCCGACTGAACATATCAGTCTTGAGTTCATCAATGATGCGCCTGAGTTGACCACCCAGCCCAAATAAGTATTGTCCGTAATTGGAGTTGATTCCACCATCAGCGCCGATACAAGACTTCCAGATACTTGCAGCTTGTACAATCGTGGTGTCCCAGCGGTTACCTTTCAGATACCAAGCCAACTCAGCCCTTACGTAATTGAGCTTGAAGTTTCGTCGTTCATGGACTAGGAACTCCTGTCCATTTTGCACCGTGTAATGTACATTGATTAACTCTTTTGTGAGCATTCCACGGGAAGTAACCACAGGCGCTTCGTTCAAAGCCATGTAGCATTGCTCAATCTTCATTACGCCACCCCGCTAAGTGCGTGCAAATATGACTACCATCATACGGGATGTAGCGCACATCAATTGGTAAACCGTCAAGCGCACCTTCAACTGAGATTGCAAGTTTGGCACCGACATAAGCAACACGAGTGAAGTGGTTACCGACCACTAAATTACGAAGCGCCGAACCTTGGCTCGTGGTCCAAGCTAAGTCAGATTCCCGTAACCCTGAGCTAAGTAACCGCTCGGTGAATTCGTAACCTGCGCTTCCGGTATTCCACGACACCATTGGTATGTAGCCGAGTGGCTTGGAGCGGTCGAGTTCGGTCACAATCAGAGTGTCCGCATACCCATTACCGAACAACGTCTTACCTGTGTGTCCGCCCTCTCTAGCGTCCCAGATGTGTTCGAGTAACCAGCTAAGGGAATGGCGCTTGTAGTTGTAGTCGATGACATTGAGCGAAGTCAAGCTATCAAACTTCTTGTATTCGTTAATGAGTTCCTGCAACACGGATAACTCACGAATATGCTCGTCGCCACGGGCTGAAAGATTTTGGCGGATGGTCTCGGCGCCTGGGTTGCAATGAACCACAGTAACCCCTGCAGTCAGTGCCATGCGCTCGAACATAGCAACATGGGTTGGGGTGAACCTGCTAGGTGCTCGGCGCAAGACCTTAGAGTAAATTGCTTCACTCATCCAACCACGGTCGAGTATAACATTTTCGTTGTTATAAATGGCGAGGTTAAGCGCTGAAGCATTCTCACCACACATAGTCTCAGTAGTTTTGTGGGTGGGTAGCGACTTAGGGATTGGCTCTACGAATTCGTAATGAGCTTTAATTTGCTCTTTGAGCGTGGACTTGCCTGAGCCGTCCACGCCTTCCAGTATCAGTATCATATTGTTCCTCTTGGTAGAAACGGCATCTTTGCCGGACGGGATTTTTCCCAATTATAAGAGTATCATAATTCTATTCATTTGTCAACCGTCTATCAATAATACTTTACAGGGTTACGTTCCATGTAGTCTTGTATTTCGTAATCAGTCATGCTTTTTTGCTTGACTGGCATTTTAGCTTTTTTTGTGAAATGTATATTAGTTAGTTTGTCAGAGTCATGCTCCTTTATTAGTTCGCGTTCTATACCACGGGCAATTGTTTCTCTGAATGGCCCTCTAACATCAACACTAAACTTTAAGTCTTTAGTAGTCTTAATTATGTTACTAAAAAACTCATTCCGCCTATCCCCAAAGTAATACGGTCTGTGGTATGGAGTTGTAGTTATACCAATGTACACAACTACATCATTTATGTATTGTAAGTAAACGTAATAATTTTTCATTCTCTACTTATATCATAAATTAAATCATTTGTCAAGATATTTATTTTCATCCCACCTCTTGACAAATGGATAAAAATATGATTATGAATATTCTATTATTATAGGGTTCAAAATCTCGAAATTCAGTAAATGTACGTTCATAATTTTGTGAAAATAGTTCTTGACAATAGGTACGAGGTGTTCTATAATAGATTATCAGGTGGAATGATTCACCTGATACAAAATCCATCAACCAAAAGTGAGAAAACACATGAACCAAGCACTCCAAGCTGCAGAAACCGAACAAGCCACTTCTTTCGACGCCGTCGAGGAAATCGCACAGAAAGCCAAGAAGCCCAAGAAAGAAAAAGTCGTGAAAGAAGTCGAACTCGACGAAGAAGGCAATCCGGTCAAGAAAGCCAAGAAAACCAAAGAGCCGAAGCTCGACGCTGATGGCAACCCGATTCCGAAAGCCCCGACCTTCAAGGTTGACGATACCCACATCATCTGCCTGCCGAAGAACGAAGCCGGTGAGTTCCTGCCGAATCCGAAGCGCGCCAACACCAATGCCTACTCGATGTTCGAACTCTACCGTGACGGCATGACCGTTGCCCAGTATGTCGAAGCCGGCGGCGGCCGCGATTGGGTGCGCTGGGACGTCAGCAAGGGCTACATCACCCTGGGCTAATCCCTCAAGTGTCAGAAAACCCCCGATTATGTCGGGGGTTTTTCATTGAAAATAGTTTCAAATATCTCTTGACACCAGTTTCATTTTATGAGATAATGATTCTAGGGTGGAAAAAGTCCATCTGTCTACGTAATATGGGAGTTTTGAATGTATACACACCGAGTATCAGAATACTTCGGCGACATCATAGAAGTCGAGCACACAAATAGTGATGCTACAGAGTATAACGCTACACATTATGGGAAATTACCATGGTCAAGTGAAGCGCCGAAGTTTGCCTCACGGGAAGAAAAATTCCGTGTGTTGGTTGAAAATAGTTCAGCCAAGCGCAAAGAACAAAGACCTCCGTTCTGTCAGCACGTCCATTATGGACGTTTGTTCGTAATTGAGCCATTTAAGGTGGTTCACTCCGCGCCGAGCGTTGACAAGCCGGAAAGGAAAAAGTTCAATGCAAAAGAGTGAACTGGAACTCTTAAAGGCCGGCTTAATCGCCCTCGAATGTCTGTGTAGTCATGAAGTGAGTGACGACGAAATGGACTTCTTAACCACTATTGTCACAAGGATAAAGGCTCACGATGCGCATATTATGGCAGCTGCAACTCAGCAATAGCATGATGGCACCTAATGGTGTCAGAAAGTTTAGCTTGACAGGCGATTCAAACTGGACCACTTTTATAATGAAAGCTCGTGAGTTGCGTAAACATTACGCCGACCTTTCAATTGTGGTGCTCATCCCGTACGCTTCGCATACATTTGAAGACGCACGACAAGAACTCATGCGTAACGGATTGAATGAATACGTGGATGCAGTGGAAATCTTTATACCAACGAATGCCGTAGCGTCGAGGTATGACTTTAACTTCCACCTTGTCTATGAAATTTTCCGTCAAATGGGTGAGTTTGATGTCGTGTATATTAACGACCCATGTCTGCTCGGAAACTACAAAGCAGTTGCCCACTCGATTGGTTCGAAAGCGTTGTTCATGAGTCAATGCCACTTTCTTGACACGAGTGATTGTCCACTTGTTCCGCCAGAAGTTTCATACTGGAATCGCACAGTCGAAGCCACTGAAAAAGCTGATATAAACATCTGGCATTGCAAGACACAAGAATTACAATGGGCTGAGTTACATCCGTTCAACCATCATAAGTCAGTTACTTGGAAGTCTGGTCATTCGACTGAAATGCTCAACGAACCAATTAACATGCATAACATACGCTTTGACATATCGTTGATTCCGCATAGCACCACTGTGGTGTGGGTACCCAATCGTATCGGTGGACTCGGAAGGTCTTTTGACTACACCAATAATGGGCGCTTTCTGTTTGATGAATTACCCAAAGTCAAGTCAAAAGGTTTTGTGGTTATCTGTGGTAACCCATCACAAAAGATTACCAATGACGAAATTGCTGGGTGTGTGCCCGAGTATGTGAAACTTGTACCAGGCGCTTTGAACTACGATGAGTACAAATGGTGCACACAGCGAGCCGATATTGTCGTAGCGCTTTATGATAAAGACACCAATGGTGGTATCGCAGTCCTTGAAGCTATGCATCATGGTGCCATGCCATTGATGCTCGACATTAATGAGTACTCAAGATACTTTGACGACTTGAACTTCCCGTATAACCCTCGCGCTAAGAGCTTGGATGATGTTGCTCAGGCCTTTGATAACTTGATGTTGTGGAAAGACGAGAAAGCAATGTCCTACATACGAACAGCCATGCCCAACGCTATCAAAAAGTATAGCGTGGAAGAGTCAACCAAACAATTTGTAAAGGAATTAAATGAACGGTTATCCGCAGTTTGACACCCAGTCAATCCACCAAAAAGTACGAGAGTTCCGTTACAAAATGGGACTGGTAGTCAATCACAAACCCCAGCTATTGACGTGGGAACAAGTGAGTTTCTACGCTCGGTTCATCAACGAAGAAACTTCTGAGTTCTTACGAGCCCACGAAGACCAAGACCTTATTGCGGCTGCCGACGCTATCGGTGATTTAGTTTACTTGTTGATTGGTGCAGCGCAGATGATGGGCTTGCCTTTTGACAAAGTGCTAAGCGCCATACACAAGGCTAACATGGACAAAGTGCCAGGTGCCAGTAAGCGCCACAAAAATGATGTAGCTAAGCCACCAGATTGGGTTGGGCCTGAGAACGATATTGCAGCGCTTCTCAACACTGTGGTCCCGTTACAACGGGAGTTGTTCAATGACTAATCAAATGGACTCCCTCATTTCGCGCATACTTTCCTTACGCGAAGCCATTTCCAACCTTGAAGCTGAAGCTGAGGAATTGCGCGTAGAGCGTAGCACTCTTGAGAACCAGCTCATGGAAAGCATGTCAAACATGGGTGTCACCCAACTTGGTTCATCATTGGGCACAGCCACCATGAAAACAAGTACAAAGTGGGCAATCGCAGATTGGGACGCTTTGATACAATACTGTGTCGAAAACGATTCATTCGACTTAGTACAAAAAAGAATTTCAACAAAGGCAGTGGCCGATAGATTTGCTGCCGATGAAGAAGTACCCGGGGTACAGGGTGTGCAAGTTTTTTCAGTATCCATACGCAAGAAATAGACGCCGTTAAGCGTCGAGGCTTTTACCCATCACTAAAATACGAGGTTACTATGTCAAACGATTTGATGCAATTAGATATGGAGCAGCTTGAGCTTCTGGCTAATCAAGAACTCGCAAATGAATCTTCGTCGAAAGGCGGCGCTTCATTGATTTCCACCCGTAATGGTCGCATGAGCTTACAAGGCATGCCCATTCCAAACGACGCAATTGAGGCCGTGATTCTTTGTGCGCCGATTGAGCGTCTGTACTACAAGTCCAAGTTCGATGGTGCGGCACTTGTCCCACCAGATTGTTCCAGCATTGCGTCCAACGCTTCCGAAATGGGGCCGTTTGATTCTTCGTTGCATCCTCAGTCTGATAAGTGCGAGACCTGCCCGCAGAATGTTTGGGGCAGTGCTGGTGAGGGTCGTAAAGGCAAGGCGTGTCGTGAAACTCGGCGCATCGTGTTCATTACTTCCGATGCCGTCAAAGGTGATGGTGACCCAGGTGCTGTGCCGGCCTATGCAATCCGTCCACCTGTGACCTCATTGTCGAATTGGTCTACCTACCTGAAGACCATCGCAATGACGCTTCGTAAGCCGGTCTTTGCGGTTCGTACCAAGATTTCTTTGGTACCAGATGTTAAGAGCCAGTTCAAAATGAAGTTTGAATTTGTAAGTGAAATCAAGGATACAGCAACCTTGATTGCGCTTATGGGTCGCTCTCAGCGCGAACTGGATACCCTGTTGACACAACCCACTTTCCAGCGTGAAGATGCGGTGACTGTTGACGAAACTGATACACCGTTCTGATATTTTGTGGCTAGGGTAACACCTAGCCACTTTTGGAGTGTAAAATGCAATTAGTTAAATCAGCAAAATATGGATTGTACGGACGTCCTGACACCTGTGATGAAATGGTCATGGGTGAAATCGACCGTAGCTACAAACAACTCACCATTCGTCCTGACGATGTAGTCTTTGACATTGGTGGTAACATCGGCGCTTTCTCAGCGTGGGCTGCACCTCGGTGTAAACAAGTGATTGCCTTCGAGCCAGACGCTGAGAACTGTGAAATCTTCCGCAAGAATACAGAACGCTTCCCAAATGTCACGCTGTACGAAGCCGCGCTGGTGGGTGGGCTTGAGCAACAAGTTACATTCTACACTAACGACTCGGGACGAAACAAAGGTCTTCACTCGTTGGTGGTTACGGGTGGGCGCACCTGCCATGTAGTTGACGCCTTGAACATGGCGCAAATGTTGGCACGCCACCAACCCACTGTGATTAAGTGCGACACAGAGGGTGGTGAGTACTCCTTACTACTGGATAAACCGTTGCCTGAGTATGTGCGTGAATTGGCTATTGAAATTCACTTGCAGAAAATCATTTGGCGCAACGAGCAAGGCCCAAGACTCGTGGAACAACTGGAAACACAATTTCCACAGATTCGTCGAGGTGGGAAAGTCAGTCCAAAAATCCGTGCAATACTCGGAGTGTATGCCCGTGCCTCGTCTTAAAGGTTATAAACCTACTACCGGTATCTTTTGGAAAGATACTGGTAGTATCGAGTCTAAAGCTAACCTGAAGCGCATGTACCCAGTCGTTCCTATGATTGCAATTACAAAGGCAATCAACGCTGGTGTGGATAACTTCGAGGACTTGAAAAAGGTTTGGTACGAACACGAAAAAGAAGTACTTGCCACTAAGGCTATCGGACAAGCTAAATCAGTTAAGTCTATAAAACATTGGACACTTCACGGTGAGCCCAAGCGTGATTACAGGGACTACCCAGATAGCTTCAAAAGATAGTCCTTGACAAATCATACTCTGGTATGATATAATAATCAATGGTATAAATCAAGGAAAATGCATGTCAGATAAACTGTTTTTACCACCGATATTCATGGACTTCGAAACTCATGCTATTGGTCCGCGTCCATTAGAGTACCCACCTAAGCCTGTGGGTCTTGCTTATTACGACCCCACAAATGATATAAATGAATACTTTGTGGGTGACGACATGGCAAAGTGGTGGAAAATCGCGCTTGACTCAGGTCGCCCAATGGTTTTTCACAATGCTATCTTCGACCTTGAAGTAGCTGAAAAACATCTTGGTATGGAGTGGCCCGAGTTGTTCCATGATACCCTTGTGCTAGCGTTCCTTACCGACTGTCATGTTGAGCAATTATCACTCAAATACTTAGCAGAAAAATGGTGTGGTATCAAGCCTGACGCTAGGGACGAGTTAAATGAGTGGATACTCCGTAATGTTAAAGGCGCTACACCCAAAACAGCTGGTGCATATATTTGTGAAGCACCGGTACCATTAGTAGCTAAGTATGCTAAAGACGACGTACGAATGACTCAGGCTTTGTTTGAGCATTGCTGGTCTTACGTACAACAACAGCAAGTTCCTGCGTATGAACGCGAAATTAAGCTGCTTAAAATCTTAGCGCATAACTCTCAGCATGGCATTCGTGTTGACCGTGAAGCAATGATTGAAAATCTTGCTATTATGCGTGAAGCAATTCAACGAGCCGATGAATGGATTTACAAACGCTTAAACTCAGCGCCATTTAACATCGACTCAGGCCCACAACTTGCTAAAGCAATTCTAGCGTCTGGTAAATTCAGAACTGATATACCATGGCCCAAGACACCTAAAGGTGCAGACCGAACCAATCGAGTAACAGTTGAGCAAATGCTTAATGACAAGACCTTGATTGATACCCTGCGTTATCGTGGCTACATGGATACACTTTGTGGGACATACCTCGAACCATGGATTGAGTTGTCAAAGCATACAGGACGCATCCACACCAACTGGAATAGCGTCAGAGGTGAATTTGGTGGCACTCGTACCGGACGCTTATCATGTAAACCTACTGTCCAAACCGCGCCCTCAGCGCGAGGAACAGGTGACTTGCAACTGGAAATTGAATTACCACCAATACCCGCCATTCGCAAATGGTTGCTACCAGACGAGGGTGAGATAATGGTTGCGGCCGACTTTCAAGGGCAAGAAATTAGATTGTTTGCCCACTTTGAAAATGGTAAACTCGCTGAACAATATAGACTTAACCCAAATGTTGACATCCACACATTCACCAGTAAAATTTTGATTGAAGCAGGCTTCCCAAACATGAATCGTGTGTGGGCAAAAGACTTTGCTTTCTGTATTATCTATGGTGGTGGCCCACCAAAAGTGGCTGAAATTATTGGTAATAAAGAGTTTAGACATGTCGATGTCGAAGAAGTACGCCCAGCTATGCAAGCTTACAACACCCACGTAGCTACACGACTACCACAAATGCGCCAAATCATGAAGCAACGCTATGCTATTGATGCTCCGCTTACCACGCTTGGTGGACGTAAAATTCGTATGGAACGCCCTAAAATTGTAAATGGCCGACGTATGAGTTTTGACTACAAAGGAATCAATCTTCTAGTACAATCATCGGCGGCCGACCAATGCAAAGAAGCTATGGTTACGTATAAAGGTCCAGGTAGAATTTGGCTCAGTGCCCACGATGAATTAGTAATCACTTGCAAACCAGAAGACGCAGAAGCTGCAGGTAAGGCACTACAAGATTGTATGATAAACCAGAAGTTCCCACTCAGCGTTCCATTTGTTGCCGACATTCAAATTGGTAATAATTACTCGGAAGTCAAATGATACTCAAACCACCATTCAGTTATTCGCATCTCGCGCTATACGAGTCGTGCCCACATAAGCACAACCTTGACCGTATACAAAAGATAAAGCCAGAAGACTCTACGCATGATGCTGCCATACGTGGTACCATGCTACATGAAGCTTGTGAAGCGTACATCAACGGTGAAATCACTGTGGTGCCTGCTGAACTTAAGGGTTTTCTTCCGGTCTTGGACAAGCTCAAAGCGCAAGGTGCCAAGAGCGAGGTGCAACTAGCTTGTACCATAAACCGAGAGCCATGCGCTTATGACTCGCCCGACGCTTACTTCTACGGTGTCATTGACACACTGGAGGTTGAGGGTAGGGTGTCACAGGTTGGTGACTGGAAATCTGGTAAAGAGCGCGATTATTCCAATCAGTTAGCGTTCTATACCATGTTACAATTCATCAATTCGGATTCATCCCGAATCATGACTCGTATTAGGTACTTAGATTTAGTAAAATCAGTACCTGGTACCACCTATAACCGTTCAGATTTAGACTTTTTATGGTTAAAATTCACCAGCGTAGCCGATAGAATGGTGAAAGATAGGATACGAAGCCCACGCCCCAATGAATTTTGTCGATATTGTCCGTTCAATAAGAACAAAATGGGACTTTGCAAATGGTAATACTTAAAAGTCATCACGTACGTCCCTCTAGAGAATATCATCAAGGGGATTATCTTGATAGGATTACGTACGTCCACTATTTTCAGTAAGGATAAAGTCTATGAAAGACCACATACTTGAAGCAGAGTTAGAAGCATTCTTCCGTGGTGAGTGCAAGGCGCTAGGGCTGGTTACGATGAAATTAAACCTTCAACAAAATCGTGGCTATCCTGATAGAGTTGTACTTCATAAAGGTGCTGCCCACTTTGCAGAATTAAAGACCTTAACTGGTAAACAGACACCCTTGCAAAAGTATAGGGCATCACAATTAAATCGCGCTGGGTTTGATGTTGTCGTACTACGTACAAAAGCTGAGATTAGGGAATACTTAAGAGGTATTGCAAATGCTACTTGACCCAGACCTAAGCGTTCAGTGGACGCCCAAGCCTTATCAACTAGAAGCCATTGAGTTCCTAAAAGACACTGGTTGTGGGTCATTGTGGATGGACCCTGGAACTGGCAAGACGTCTTCGTGCCTTGCCACGCTATTGGAATACTTTGAGTTTGACCAGCGTCCTGTATTGATTGTGGCGCCGATACGTGTTGCCCATTCTGTGTGGCCTCGTGAAATTCGTAAATGGACAAACTTCAAGCACCTCAAGTATACAGTTTTACACGGGCCGGATAAAGACTGGCGCTTCAATCGAATGGCTGACAAAAATATTGTCATAATTAACTATGACGGTCTACAATGGTTAGCCAAAAAACTTAAAGGTCGAATGCCTTTTAGTACTATCATTATTGACGAATCAACCAAAGTAAAAAATGCTCAAACCCAGCGCCATAAAGCCTTGTACGAAATGGTGGGCAAAGCGCAAAGAGTTTGGCTCTTGACTGGTACTCCATCGTCCAATGGCTTAATGGATTTGTTTGCACCTCAGTTACTTGTTGATGGTGGTCACACATTTGGTAAGTGGATTACTAAGTTCAAGAACGAATACTATACTTCACCAGCACCATTTTTATATGTACTAAAGGACGGTGCCGAGGAACGTATCTACGACGCTTTAGCCAACTGTTCATTACGAATCAGCGCAAAAGAACACCTTGAAATGCCTGAGTTGGTGTTCAATAAGGTTGAAGTTGACTTGCCACCTCATGCCAGAGAAGTCTACAATAAACTGGAAGAAGAGTGTATTGTAGCGTTCCTTGAAGGCAATGTCACATCACAGAACGCTGCAGTCAGTGTGATGAAGCTACAACAGATTGCTAATGGCGCCGTGTACCTTGATAGTGAAGCGCCGAATGATGGTGATGTTGTCCCAACCTTTGTACGTAAGACTCAGCATTTGCATGACGCTAAGACTGAGGCCACAATTGATATTGTCGAGGAACTAAGTGGCAAGGGTGTCATTATTGCTTTCCACTATAAACATGACTATGATAGACTCAAGGCAGCGTTCCCTGATGCACCAGCTATTAAGTCAGGCTTGAAAGAAAGTCAACTACAAAGAATTATTGACGAGTGGAATGCAGGTAAGCATCCAGTGTTACTTGCCCACGCTCAAAGCGCCGGGCACGGGTTGAACCTACAAGAGTTTGGATGTTCAGTTATCTGGTACTCAAACACTTACAGTCGTGAGCTGTTCGACCAGTTGAATGCCCGTGTGTACCGTCAAGGACAGAAATCACCGATTGTAGTAATTCACCAAATCGTTGCAAAAGACACCATCGACGAAGATATTATAGCTGCCCAGAACGAAAAAGGTGCCACTCAAGACGCTTTGTTTGAGGGTGTCATGAGTAGGTACAAAGAACTACATAATAAATAGTTATAACTATCTATTGACAAGGGTTATACAAGGTGAGATAATAGATTATTGAAATTGATTGTCCAACCCAGGAGTAGTTAAATGATAAAAGGCGTGGTTAAAACCATCAATGTCACAAGTAGTGACTTGGAACTGATTGACTTCATGTTGTCTAACAATGAAAAAGCCGCAAAGAAAATGCCCGAGTGTGATACGAAGGCACACATGGACATGTTACATTCCGACCTTCGCAAAGTCTTAAAGGAAGCCAAATGAAAGAAGTAGAATTATGCGCTGCAGCCCAGCGCCAGACGCCAGCGCCGAATGTCTCACCCAACTATTCATTCTTTCCGACTTCGGAAATTGTTGATAGTCTGCGTGGAATCGGTTACTTGGTCAGTGGTTCGACCCAACAAGGTAAAACCGATTACGGAATCCATGTGGTGCGGATGCGCCATGAATCGTTCCTTGACGACAAGTTGGCACCTGAAATTGTCATCAAGAATGCCAACAATGGCTACTCACCACTCTGTTTGATGTCCGGTCTTTATCGGATGGTCTGCTCCAACGGTTTGATTGTGGGAAGTACCAACGCTGAAGTTCAACTCCGACACATCAAAGGTAACCAAATGGATGCCGTGTTCGATGGTGTCAAGTGGATTGTCGAACAAACCGATTTGGCAGTCCAGCGCTCGAATGAATGGGCAAAAATCAAAATGGAACATGAAGCGCGGAAGCACTTCACCAAGTTGGTTGGCACCATGCTCAAGGGTCAACCCAATTTGTTCGACGAATCAACCCTTCTGCGCCGACGCTATGACGAAGAGTATAACCTTTGGACTTGCTTCAATCTGGCGCAAGAATCCATTATCACGGGTGGTATTCAGACCAACCATGGTTCAACTACCCGTGGAATCAAAGGCGCTGCCAGGAATGTGGAAGTGAACAAAAAATTGTGGATGGTTGCGGAAGAATTTGCTAACATGAGTTAGTGCACCCGACCATAGCGGGCGCGCTCTGCGCGGTATCTATGGGCAGGTCCAGCTGGCGGTGACCTGTTTTTGAAAATAACACCAGCAGTGTAGCATGATGCGTGGCCCGAGTTGTCCAGGCTTACCACTCCTCGTCAGGGCTACACACCTTTTAACTATTTTATCTTTTCGTTGACACCAGTATTATTTTATGATATAATGGTTTTGATAGGATAAATTATCAACCCAACCAAGGAACTAAAATGAAACACATGCAGAAATCAGAGTTGCCACCAGCACTTCGAAAGTTTAATCACTTGATTGAAGAAGTCAGTGATGAGCGTGAGTATGACGCTGGAATTTGGGTGTACTTAGTACCAGGCTACATCAATATAGGTGAAGTCCATTTTGTCCACGAGGACACCATCCGTGAATGCGCACTTGACATGCAAAATGTTATCAAGTGTGAATGTAAAGAATGTGTAGAAATTATCAACTCAACCAAGGAAGCAAAAAATGTTTAAGCCACTTCTTGCAGCAACCCTTACCAATGAAAATATTGGTAGCCTGAAATACCCAGTGTATTGTTCCCAAAAGCTCGATGGTATTCGGGCTATTGTTCGTGATGGGAAACTCTATTCACGAAATGGAAAACTGATTCCAAACAAGTGGTGTCAAGAACTCTTTGGTCATGAAGAGTATAATGGGTTTGATGGTGAACTGATTGTCGGCGCTGCCAACGACCCAAATGTTTACAACAAGACCTCTTCCGGTGTCATGAGCCATGACGGGAAACCTGATGTCACTTATTACATTTTTGACAATGCAGACCCAAAGGAAGCGCATAAGTCATATTATGAACGCTATCGTGATATTTACAATAGTGTTGCAAATGACGAAGATAACTTCCCAAGAGTCAGTGTTCTTCACCAAGAAGAAATCGGCTGTGAGTTAGTCCTCTTAGCATTTGAAACCAAGTGCTTGGAACAAGGTTTCGAGGGTATTATGGTGCGCTCACCGTGGGCCCATTACAAGTGGGGCCGGTCAACTCCACGCGAACAAATCATTTTCAAACTCAAGCGCTTCACTGATTCAGAAGCCGAAGTCATTGGTATGGTAGAGTTGAACTCCAACCAAAATGAACAGACCACCGATGAACTCGGACGGTCTAAGCGTTCACATGAAAAAGCCGGTCTCGTGCCCATGGGTACAATGGGCGCCCTTGTGGTCAGGGACTGCAAGACCGGTGTAGAATTTGAAGTTGGTTCTGGGTTTACTGCAGACCAGCGTCAATGGTGGTGGGATAATGATGATAAACTTCATGGTACCATCATCACGTACAAACACTTTGAGGTTGGTGTCAAAGACAAACCTCGCTTCCCAGTATTTCTCCGTATAAGGAATGACTAATGAAAAAAGAAAACGTGTTCCAAGATGCCTTTAACTTACTCAACACCTACAATGAAAATGGTTTATTTGTAGCTGTTGACGATGGTGATGGCAACATGAGTGTGGTCTGCAAAACCAATGAAGGGTTCAGTATGGGTATGATTAGCGTCCTTGCCAAATCTGTGCTGAATGAAAACTCCTGTTGCCAAGCGCACTTCATGCAGGCATCGCTTGAGTTGAATCAAATGCTCAAAGACCTCGTGCTGGAAGCTTTGCCCAAGGTCGGTGAAAAAGGGACAATCAACTGATGAACAAAATCAAAGTGCGCAGAAAGTACACAGGTGACCATAGCGTCATTGAAATGCCAGCCGAAAGGGTAATTGAGTGCTTTGTGTACAGTGAGTCCAACTCGACTGAATGCCAAATCAAAGAACTCAATCTCAAGGTTGAGGCGCTACAAAAGATACTGGGTATGCTTTTAACTGAAGAGCAATTAAAAGAACTTGTTGATAAGACATGGGGTCTTGAAGTTGTATGAAAGAATACTGGGGTTATAGGTTGCGCGATGGGGCGCTGGTAGTGCTGATTGCCTACTACGATTATGAACTCTGCGTTCTACGTGCAATACTAGACCCCAATGTTAAACGTATTTTCATAAAAACTTTTGCGCCCAGTCATGACGAAGCGCAAAAGTATTTTAACCTACTTGAGGAAAAGGCAAATGATTAAGTTCATAGCACGATTTATTGTCATTTTCATTTTCTGCTTGGCGCTGATATTTGGCGCTTGGCTCGCGGGTGCGGACCCTAGCGCTTGGACCTTCATCTTAGCGGCATGGTTCAGCGCCTTGGTCGCGGGCTTTGTTACGCTTTTTGAAGCCGTTGAACAGAGAAACAAATGAGAATCTTCAACTGGTGGGTTAAACTACGCCGTCACAAAAAACTTCAAGAAAAAGTCTACCCACGCAAACATTGGGCTGGAACCGAAGCACAATACGAAGAACTTCGTACTACAAATAAGCTTGATTTGGACACAGCATATTGGATATTACCTGATGTAGAACCTATGGGAAAGCAACCATCTGATTCCTGATAGAAAATCCCTCAAAATGTTACAAGAAAATCCACCTTATTAGGTGGATTTTTAGTATAAAATATACCTTATAAAGTCGAAATTGTACCTTATAAGGTATGATTGTCCTATAAGGACTTAAAAGAGTCCACGTACGTCCCTCTAGGAAATATCATCAAGGGGATTATCTTGATAGGATTACGTACGTGGACCTTTTTAAGTACCATAATATCACCCCTACGCGATAGGAGTCCAAGAGATAGAACTGGTCGTGGTGCCGGTTGTCGCCATACGAATCCACCAAGACGTAATACTCTGGTCGCTGTCCTTACGCACGTCAATCTTGAGCGTGACAGCCCGTGGTGGGTTCGAGTTCTCTGCCGAAAACCGGCAGATATATTGTTGCGCTGGACGGGCTGGTGAACCAAGATTGAACCAGACGCCGAACGGGTCAGTGTCACCTGCTTCAGTGTCGCCACTGACAAACGTGGCGCGTACTGAGTAACCTTGTCCAATCCACGAGCCAAGCAGGTGGTTGAAGGGGTCGTGGTAC